CGGCCTCTCGTTGGGCCTTACGACATCCCCGCGGAGTCAGGGCGAGTTGTATACCCCCGGCTCCGAGGCGGCCTCTCCGCCGTTTGGTTTGAGAACCTCTCTCTACTCGGCCAGGTCAATAAGATCCTGTTGAAATTCGAAGACAACCGAGTCCAAAACTTAGCCCAAGCCGAGGAAGACCTACGCAACGAGCTGTATTACTGGGCTGTTTCCTTCGCTAAGTCAGTCGGTGTCTCGGTTAGTGACATCACAGCAGACGAAGCTGCTCAGCAGTCAAAGGTCTATCCACGAAAGTAAACCCAGAAGTGCTATCCTTGCGAGGCACCCAGCAGCAGGTACCACCATGATCCATTCCCACTCCAGAGCTGGCTACTCCTTCAAGAACAACGCCGGCCTGACTGACTCCGTCCAAGTATTCCCCGTCACCAAAGACGTGACCAATTCGGCTCAGTCTGCGAGCTTCCCGAATTCGTGCAACATCCAGTCGATTGAGATTAGCTTGACGAGTGTCTCTGCCGGATCGATGAGCGTGACCGCGTACCTTGCCCGAGACTCGGGGGGGTTGAACCCGGTAACGCCCGGCGCTACTTCGGGCGCAACCCAGGACATCACCTACACAAGCGGTACAACGAAAGGCGGCGTGATCTTCGCTATCAATAGCGACTATCACTACGACTCCAGCGTGGCTAACGTCACCGAGGGTACGATCTACTGCATCGCATACGTTTCGGGGTCAAGCCAGAACGCCACGGCCGACATCCGCGTCAACTGGCGGGCATAGGCTCATCTTCGTAGTCGTCGATAGCTGCCCAAAGCGGTGATTCCTGCTCGCCGTCGTAATAGTCCGCTGCCGGGAACGACTCAGGGCCTGGGCGTGTCGTTATCGGATGAACAGTCAGCTCGTCGATTAAGTCCCGCTTGATCGCTACACAACGTACAGTGTGGCCCTCAATCCTGACGGTCTTCGTAGTGCTTCCTTTGTTGAAGGAAATCCACCCCCGAGTCTTCCAACGCCGAAGAATCTCAGGGGGCGAGTGACCCCACTTTGTCAGCATCGTGACTGCCCACTCTCGGGCCACATACAGGTGACCCCATTCCGGTTTATCGTCTTCCCAGCGACCAACCCACCCCAGCGCAGGGGGCTGCAGGTTGACCGATTTGGAGACCCGAGACTGGTAGAACCGCCGTGTGTTCGATCCAGCCCAGTCAATGATTTGATACAGCGCCTCCAAAGGCCGGTCAGAATCATCGCTCCCGGCGCGGATGGCCCGCACCATGTACTCCAACGGGTCATGCGTCGGCGCCGGAACGCCCAATGCCTCACAAATACCCCGCGCAAGGTCTAAAGCCGCCGCGTAATCACTAAGTCGGCCGCCGACCGAGTCTGGAGAAAGGCTGGCAAAGTGTTGCCTGCGACTCTCATAGAGTTCTCGGATGTCATCCCAGGAGTCTCGGTAGTGGATCAAGTAGTCGATGACTTTGCGCCCGAGGTGGCCGTAGTTGTGGACCACTCGCCGAGTAATGTCCTCCACCAAGAGCTTACCCTCAGCACCGTCAACCTGGATCGGCGGCCCCTCGAAAGCCAAAACCCGGGCCCGCGTGCCGCCGTCCTCTGTGAAAGAAGTCAGGCGCTGCTCACCCGTCGACAACATGACACTACGCCACATCGTCTGCTTTTGGATGCCCCTCAGCGTTCCTCGGCCTCTACCCTGCCCGCCACAGAAGTCGTAGATGACTCGACCTATGTCCTCTTTACTCTTCGCGTGCTTAGTGTCATCGAGGATTAGCGGCAGCGAGTTGTTGAAGTGACTGACTCTCTCAATCCAGACGCGGGTCCGATCCCACTTGCCGATGATGCCTTCCGGTACACGGGGGTCACCCCAGACGGATGCTCCGATGCGAAGCGCAGAGGTCTTGCCTGTTGACGTGTCATTAGA